AGAGCTTGCCGGGTATAGCGGCGGCGACTGTTACGGCTGTCGTATGTAGCGCGAGAATCTGTGCGTTCGTCAGATCGACCGTCGCTACTTGCGTGTAGGAGCCCGCTGCTGGGCCACCGCCGCCCGAGGGCGCAACCACGTCGCCCCGGAAGTTGAACAGATACCCCGACGACGACGAATCCGCGATCAGCAACGGCTTCGACACCTGGCCCACCGTCGACGGATCTGTCACCGTCGACGGATCTGTCACCGTCAACGCACCCGCAACCGACGCCGACAAGAAATACACGCTGCCCGCCGTCAACCCCGACAAACCCTCGATATAGCCGGACAGCTGCAACGTGAAGTGATTCACGTCCGTGACGACGGCCACCAAGCCCACGACCTCCGCGTCTGCAGCCGAATCAGCCAGTGCCGTCACGTAATCAGTGCCGTCGAAGCGAACAGCGTCACCGACAGCAAGACCGTGATTCGCCTGGATGATCGCGCGTGTATTCCCTGACCCCCCTCCACCACCGCCGTGCGTCAGCGCCCACGCCTGCGTCACCAGATCCTGCGGGTCAGTCGGATCCGCGAAGTTCTTCGCCTGGCGAAGCGCACCCTCGATCGTGGCGTCCGGCAGCACCGAGAAGGCAATCGTGCCGTCGAGCGAATAGATCTCCAGAGTGCCGTCGTCAGCTACGCGAAGGCCGAAGCGCTCATCCGGGGAGAACTGGCGTGGCTTACCAGCGTCAGCCACCGGCTAAACCCCTACGAGCCAGATTCCAGAGCTGCCTGGGCGTTCACCGCGGCGCGCTTGCCGCGAACGTGCATTCCATCCGACAACTCGTACGTGCCGCCGCCAAGATGGTTCGGGTACTCGATCTCCTGCTCCGGCGGCTCCGCGTCGGGGTCCTCCAACTTCGGCTCCTCGAGCAAGATCGGAGCCTTCCCCTCGTAGGCGAGGTACTGACGAGTCGGGTCGCTTAGGCCATACGGCGGAGGAGACGCCGGTCGAGCACCCGCAACATCGTCACCGGGATCGGCAACGTTGATCGCGACACGGATGATCTTGCCGTTCCCCTCCATGTGATGAGCAGCCTGTCCCCAGTCGCTCGCGGGCACACGGTCGCCAGGCTGGTAGGAGACCACCGTCCCAGAGCCGAGCGGATGCTCGGCCTGGAACGGCTGATGTGCGATCCAATCGAACTCGACGTGAGCCATGTCTAGGCGGACACCGCGTTGGTAAAATATTTACCAAGGTCGTTCCCCACCACTTTCACAGCGAAGGCCAATTCCGCCTCAACTCTCACCGAACCGATCCCGTACAGGGGCGTCGGGATCTGTGAAATGCGAGACCCGAACGCGCCTGCGCCGAGCAGACCGACCCAGGTGAAGATGTAGCCGGCGGAGGGAACCATGATCCCCGGCTCAGGCTCCGCGTAGAGCAGCAGGCAGTCCTTGGTCGGGGCGATGAACTGGAAGTTGTCCGCTGCTCCCTGGTTGGAGGTGTTGTAGACAGCCGCCGCGACGAGCACCTGGAAGTCCGGTACACCCGGAGGCGCGATCAGCGACGCCAAGAGCTCCGGCGTCGTGATGCCACGCTGCGTGTACTTGATCCTCTGCACGATCTCGTCGTGGTTCTTCAGGACTTCCCAGACGCGCGGGCCGAGCACGAAGCGGTTCGGGAACTTGCCCGTCACCTGCTTGATCGCCCAGATCTGCGCCTCGATGTCCTCCAGCGGAGTCGAGTTTGCCAGGTTCCACTGCGGCGAAGGAGTGATGTCAGGGCTTGCCCAGACACCCGTCGCGAGCACCGCCGAGGCGACGATGATCTCCCGCTTCAGCATGATCCGGTGCGTCACCCAGAGGGTCGCATCCCTGTCAGGGTTGAGCGGGTCGTCCGAGTTCGCCCTGACCTGCGGGTCGACGTCCTTGTGGATCGCGTACACGGGCGCGTAGTAGGACGGCGTGTTGTCGAGGTTGTAGCCAGACCCTGCCGACTGCGTCCCCGGTGCCCTGATCTGCACCTCGTCGCGGAACCAGTCGCCCTTCGTGTAGACGAAGTAGCGGTCGGACTGCTTCTGCACCGGCACGACCGGGAAGACCTTGTCGGCGATGTAGTCGGAGGCGTCCTGCATATAAGCCTGCGAGATATTTGTTAAGGGTCTGTTAACGTGAACAGACGACAACTGAGGCTCGGGCATCTGTGTTACACTCCCTTCCTATTCACGTACTTGACCCTGAAAGGAGAACGCCATGCCGAGACGACTCCCCGCTGACCAGGAGTTGATTTACAAGGTTTACGACGAGACGCTGAACAAGGCGGAGACCGCGCGCCGCTGCGGCGTACATCCGAACACCGTCTACCAGGCGCTTCGCCAACGCGCTGGCATTTGCACGAGATGCGGCAAGGCTCCAGCGCTCGCGACGATGGTGGTGTGCGACAGTTGCCGGATATGGTCGAACGAGAGAGAGGCAAGAAAACGGGCCATCCGCATGGCGAACGGTCAGTGTTTGGTGTGCGCGGAACCCGTCGACACTCCGATCTCCCACCTGTACTGCCGAGAGCACCGGCTCGGCGAAGCCCTTCGTAAGCGACGCAACATCGCCAACGGAACGCGCAAGCCCCCGAACAAGGACCGCATCCGTGAACGGAATCTTCGGAACGTTCTCGGCGAAGGTGCCGTGATCGCCTGGCGACGCGATAAGGGAATCTGCCAGTCGTGTGGCGCGACTCCGGATGGTGGACGCCGGATGTGCGTCCACCATCTCGACATCAACCGCGAGAACAACGTCCCCGAAAACCTCGTGGTCCTCTGTGAGCAGTGTCACCTGCTCTTTCACAAGCTGATCCTGCACCCGAAAGCGGCGACTGTCATCGCGTGGGCCACAAGGACCTATCCTGATTTTGAGGCGAGATTCCAAGGTGGTCTTCCCGTCGGTCGTCCTGCTCGGGTTACGCCGACAGGCCGCTCGGCCTGAACAGCATCGCGGTGTTGGATCCGGAGGCGCCTGCCTGCTCTGCGATCCCTAGCACCTGGCTGCCGGAGACGGTGTACGGCGTCCCGGTGAAGACCGTGGCTCCCGTGTAGGCGACCGCCTTGCCGGCCGAGTCGCAGGAGATCTTGTCGCCCGAGTTGAAGGTGCCGCCGACCTGGATCTTCGTGCCGCCCAGGAAGCGAACCCGGGAGGCGACAGGCTGGGCGGTCGTGCCGACGGGCGAGTCCTGGCAGACGCCGAACGCGAGAGCGCCGGCGCCGCAGACGTCGAGGTAGCCGTCGGAGCCGAGAGCCACGAACTTGAACTGGTTCCCGGTCATGTCGATGTCGGTCAGGAGCGTGGTGTCGAGGCCGACGTTGGTGCCGTAGGCTGGACCTGCCATCTAGCTCGCCTCCCCTCTCGTGCCGGTCAGGTTCCGAGCGCCCAGGTGGTAGGTCTCCGTCTGGTAGCGGGAGTAGAGCTTGCGGCCCTCGGCGGTCTTCATGACCTTGTCGATCGCCTGCTCGCGCGTCAGGCCTTCCGAGTCCTTCTCGATCAGGGCGTCGGCGGCCTTCTCGATCTCCGACCAGGCATCCCCGGTCTGAGACTCGTCGGTCAGCGCGGCCCGGCCGAGCTCCTTGAACAGGTCTCCGGTCTCGACCTGCTCGTTCGCCGCCTTGAGGATCGCCTCCAACTCGCCGAAGGTCTCCTCGTCGAGGTGCTCGTGCGCGGCCTTGAGCACCGGGCCGAGGCGGCTGGCGGCTGCGAGCGCCGGCAACTCGTCCTTGGCCTTCGCGATGAACTGCTTCTCCGCGAGCGCCTGCTCGGACTTCTCGAGCCGCTCTCGCGTGTCCTTCAGCTCGGTCAGCATCGCCTCCTGAGCCTTGAAGACCGGCTCGAGGGTGGCGCGCTGCTCGTCGGGGACGCCGTCGAGATCCCACGTCCCGTCTTCCTTCAGAACCGGCACTGCTGGGGTCTCCACGGTGCCTCCCTCCTTGTCATCGGACTTACTCACGGTGTCGTCATCGGGGTCGTCGTTCGGTACAGAGGTTTCGCCGTTCTCGTCGGCGGGGGTCGTCTCGGTGTCCTGTGGCTTGCGCATCGCCTTCAGCACACGCCTAACGAGGGTCTCCTCTTCGTCTTCCTTGGAGACCTTGTACGAGTCGGGCAGCATTCCGGTGGCGCCGAGCGCCTTCGCGCGGTTCCTGATGTGTGCGCGGATTGTGGCGTGTGAGCCTTTGCCGCGGCCGACAGCGTCGATGGCGTCGTTGAGCGCGTCCTTGTCGGGAATCGGGTAGCGCCCACCCGGCATCGCTTGCCCGTTCGCGGCCATCCTCTTTCGCTCGTCGGCGCTGTAGGTGCGCTTGCGGACCTCCGACTTCTCCGCGAACGCCTTGGCGACATCGTCGTCTTCGTCCGAGTCGGGGTCGGCGTCGGCCTTCCAGGTTGGAAGGCTGCCGTCCTCCGAAGCGTGGCCGATCAGCTCGTTCTCGGGGTCGTTCGGATCCGTTGTGGTCGAGTTCAGCGGTGGATTGCGGACCGGGTACATCTCGCTGCCGAGCTTTCGGATCGTCTCGCGCATGCCATCTGGTAGTTCGTCCTCGACGCCCTCCAGCAGGCGGACAGCGGCAACAGCCGCCTTTTGCACCGTTTCGTCAGCGCCGTGTGCGCGTAGGTCATCCAGCATCGCGCCCTCGAAGGCCGCGGGAACGGCCATGATGTCCTGAATCTGGGCATCCGGGTCAGCGCCTTCCTTCAAGATGAATCGCCTCCTATTTGCGGCACGCCGAACCGGCGAGACCTCGTCGACATCGACGTCCTCAAGAAGCTTCACGACGCGCTTTATCGGCGGAGAAGGCGAAAGCGCTTAGATCAGGAGCGAGCCGAGCAGATCCGGGTGCGGCTGAACCTGCCAGTCGGAAGGTTCTTGCGCCATGAGGCCACGCGGAACCGTAGGCCCGTAATCGGCGCCCTGGACGGAACGGCGAATGCCGCTGCCGCCGATCGAAAAGCCCGTGTACTTGCGGTCGAGGAAGTCCTGCCAGAGCGCATCGTCCTCGCAGTGCATGACCATGACCCAACTTCCGGCTTTGATCATTTCCTTGCCGTCGTAGCTGAAATCCTGCGGCGCGATGAACGACTCGACCGGGACAAGCGAGGGTTGCGTCTTCTTGAACCCGGCTTGGCGGTGCTGGAGTTTGGCGACGGATGCCTTGCCGCGGACGACGCGCTTCATGTAGGCGTGGGCCGCCTTTTCGACATGCTTCGGGGTCATGAAGTCGTCCTGCGAGTCGAGCACGTTCGGCTCCAGTACAACGCCGCAGACGAGCTGCTTCCACTGGTCGGCTTTGCGCACGGGCAGGAACTCACCGTGTAGCACCGAGTCGTTTTCTGGTTCCGCGTCTTCGTTCTTGCGTCGGCGGCGCTCGCCAACATAGGAGACGGACAACTTCGGCAGCGGCACGTTCACATGCACGGCCGACAGACTGGGACCGAACCCGCTCCCGGTCGCGTCAAGCGTGTCCAGAGAAGGCATGGAGGATGAGGCGCCGAGGTCGCCGGCAGGGGGGATGTCTCCGGCTGAACCCTCGGCGCCGTCTTTGGCCAGTTCGCCGCCAGCCAAAGCGCTCAACTCGCGCCAGGAATGCGGCGCGTCAGAGTAGTGCGAGACGACGTTCGGGTTGATCCAGCGCATGTCGCCCTGCACGTCCTGCAGGAAGTCGCCGGTCTCGACCTTGAGCACGTCGCCCTTGCGAGCTCTTACGCGGGTAGGCAGAGTGCGGCCGACGTAATGGCCGTCACGGGTTCCCATCCGGTAGACGCGCATCCCGCCGGGCGCGTTGGAGACACCGTGGACGCGGAGATGCAACATGGCTGGGCGAGCGTCACCTTTCGTGACCTTTGTCCAAGGACGAGAGGCGCGCAACTCGTCACGGATTGCAGGACTGCGCTTCATGTCATCCGGATGCCACCAGGCTGCGACCTCGACATCGTCGCCATCGGGGTCGTCGGGGTTGAGAACGCGGCGATCTTCTGGATCAAGGTTTAGCTTGACCGAGTCCTCGTTGGGCACCTGATGCACGAAGCCGTGATAGATGCCGCTCCTCCACTGCCGGACATGCTCGCCTTGAGGCAGACGCATCCCCATTTCTTCCTGCCATTCGCGTCGCGCGCCGTCATAGGGATGCTCTCCGTCCTCTAGCTTGCCGCCCGGAAACTCCCACTTGCCAGCCGCCGAGTCTTTTGAGTCTGCGCTTGAGCGCTGGATCATCAGCACGCGCCCGGTATTGGCTGCACGTACGGCGATTCCGGCCGCCTTAGCTTCAGCAGCCTTCCCGACTCCGTGCGGCTTGCTCGGCTCGAGCGCGTCAGTGAGTTCGGCTACGCGAGCGAGATCCTTCTTGTCCCAGACGCCGACATCGCGAGTGTCGGTCACTTCGCCGTCAGCCTGTCCGACGCCGGCGTGTCCGGACCCGGCCGCGTCACCACGCGCGGCGAGAAGTCGTGACCCTCCTGCGGCTCCGGCAGGCCACCCTGGTTCATCGCCCACGGCAGCACCGTCTCCCAGTCAATCGGCGCCCCCGACTGGCCGAGCCGCATGATGTAGTTGCCGAGCGTGTCCAGGTCGACGGTCTCCACCGCTCCGTGCGCCAGCGAGGGCTGCGGCATCGTGAACCCGTTCAGCGCCCACAGACGCGGGATGAGTTGCGTATTGATCACCGACGAGATGATGTCGAGATAGGCGCCGAGCGACGCGGCGAACAGATCCTTCTTCGTCACCGCCAACGCGTACGAGCCGACCTTGTCCTGGCCCATCATCACGAGGTCAGCGAGGACGGAGGTCGCGATCCGGTTCTCGTAACGCGAGATCGCACCGCTGATGTCCAACTGGCGCGTCCCACCTGTCGAGAGCAGCTCGAGCACCCAGCCGTCCGGAAGCACGATCCCCTCCTGCTCGTCGCGGCGGATCGAGGAGACGACGTTCTGGGCCAGCGTCCGCATCGACGCCATCGCCGGATCGTTCGCGTCCCAGATGTCCACGCCGGGCGGGGGATGCAGCATCGGCAAGCCAGCGAGGTCGCGCTCCATACCGATTCCCTCCAAGTTTTGGAGGTTGCGGGCGAAATACCAGGGACGATATGCGGTCCGCAATATGCTCCGGCCTTCCGGATTTTCTTTGAAAATCGTCGTCCGGAAATGCAGCGCCTTTTCTCTCGGAATAAACCGCAGCAAATAGTCGGGCGGCGGGTTCTGGATCATTCCCTCGGTCTGGCCGGTGTCGTCGAAGACCCACTTCCAGAGCGAGTCCTGCGAGCGACCGGGGAGGCCGGCGAGTCCGATCTGGCCGTCGTTGAAGCGGGAGTTGAGGCTCGGGTCTCGGTTCTCGCCGTTCCGCTTCTTGAAGACGGTCTCGTTCCAGCTGTAGCCGTAGCCGAGGAACGAGGTGATGTCGGTGATCGTGTCCGGCCAGGAAGTGCGCATGTCGCTGAGGACGCCCCACAGCCACTCGGCCTGCTGCGATCCTTTCGGCTCGCACCACCAGGTGACGCGGCGCATCAGCATCGTGATCGCGTACATGACCGCACCGATCAGCGGATCCTGATCCTGCATCTCACGGTAGACCTCAGCGGCACGGCGACCCTGCTGCAACTCGCGCAGCCACTCCTCGAAGACGAAGCCGCCCCAGTGCCTAAGGCCGGAGCGGCCGAGCTCCTCATACGTGTCGGCACCAAGGCCGAGGCTGGAGCGCGTCTGCGGCGTCGCCGCCTTGGTCATGGCGACGAGTTCGCGTGGTCCGAAGTCGCCGACGATGTGGCGAACGTCCCCGTTGCCGTTGCGGGGGACGGTGTACTCGGGGAGGCCGCTGCTCACGAGTTGAGACTATCGCGCAGCCGCGCAAGTCCAACACCGCGCAGCGCCTTGACTTCATCCACTGTCTGCGCCCGCGGCACGTTCTGTATCGGCTCGTCCCCGTAGCGATGGTGGCGCTTCATCTCGGCGACAAGTGCATCGCGATTGCTCTCGGCACGAGCGAGCATGGAGCCTGGCGTGGCGGTGTTGTAGTGCAGAAGCACCTCGTTCACCGCATCGAACTTCGCGCCGCGCGTCATGAGGTCTATCCAGAGGTCCCAGTCCTCGTAACCGCCGTCACGGTTCCAAGCGCCGGCCATGAGCGAGTGGTAGCCGCCGACTTCGCGCAGGGTCTGTACCCGCATCAGGGCGCAATAGAAGAACAGGTTCTGTCGCCACAGATCTTCTACTGTCACCTGTCGCCACGGACGGTCGTAGCCAGGTAGGTACGTACCATTGCGCGTCGGGCCGTGCTCTTGCAGGCCGGTCAGTACCACGTCTGCACCACCGCGAAGCAATGTGCGAGTGTGAGCAATATAGGTCGGCTCGAGCCAGTCGTCGGCGTCCAGAAAGACGATGCCTTCCGTCTGGGCGAGCATAAGGCCGGTGTTGCGAGCGGCGGGCAGTCCGCGATTGGTGATGCGTATGACGCGTACCGGGATCTGCGGATAGTCGTCCGGCTCAGTCGGCACGACGACTTCGCGGTCGGAGCCATCGTCGATGATGAGCACCTCTTCTGGCGAAACGGTCTGGCCGAGCACCGAGAGCAGAGCACGATGCAAGACCTCGACGTCGTTGTGTGTAGTCAGGCAGACCGTGACGGAGGTCATAGCGCCGCCACCAGCTGCCGGACGAGCAGCTCTCGCTGGCCCCAGTTCGGGACCCTGTTCCACCGAGTTGTATTGGCGAGATGCACAAAGTCACCCAGCCTTTCGACAGCATCACTGTGAGTTCTGCCGTCTGTCTGTCGGATCCAGTCGTAGCCATAAGAGATCGCTGGAAGAGTCTTGAGCTGTTCCTCGGTGATGAGGTTCGCGAGCTGCGCCCCGGTATCGACGCCGGGGAGACTGTCGAAGTCCGGGTAGCGCCCATCCAACCAATCCCGCCGGAAGAAGACAAAGCCGGGCCAGAGGTAGACCTGTCCGTTCTCGCCGTTGCGCTGACCGATGCCGAAGAAGCCACATGGCCTGACGAGCGCCACAAGCGAGGTCGGCCGACAGGGAAACACGTCATGGTCTAGGAAGCCGAGGACGGGTGCTTGCCGGTTCATCAGGTCCGCGCAGGCGTGGTGCAGGGCGTCTTCGTGGAGTCGTTTGCCTTTGTTCGCGATTCGCAGGGGGACGCGCGTGTAGCGGACGTCGTTGGCCTGGCAGAGCTGCTGGATGTCCCAGGCCGCCTTCGCGTCGCTCGAGTTGTCGTACACCCCGAGAGTGAAAGAGTCGAAGAGGTACTTGGGGTAGAGACGCAGCGCCTCCTTGACAACCCAGACGACGTCGGAGACGATCATGGCCAGATCGAGCTCGGCCATGCAGATGTCGGCTACGGGAGCATCCATCTCGGGTTCGAGAGTGTCCACTTCACCGTCCTCTCCAGCGACTCCTCGAGCGGCACGGGTGGCTTCCAGCCGAGTTCGCTCATCTTCCTGCCATCTAGGGCGTAGCGGAGATCATGCCCAGGCCGCGACGAGTGGAAGTCCACGGCCTCGTACTCGAAACCGACCACGTCCGCATACTCCGCAATCAGCTGGGCCATCTCCAGATTGAGCAGTTCGCGCTCGCCGACGACGTTCCAGCGGCCCATGAAGTCCGACTCGCCGTAGGTCGGGAATGGAACTCGCGCGAGCAGGAACAACAGCGCGTCCGCTTGGTTGCGAGCGTGGAGGTAGTAGCGTGACCCCCAGCTGCGCGTCCGACCGTACTCGTCCATGCTCGCATGGAGGGGAACCGTCTCACCCTTCAACAACTTCGACAGGACGAGCGGCACGAACTTCTCGGGGTCCTGGCGCTCCCCGATGATGTTCATCGTTTGGCCGGTGAGGCAAATCGTCCCTCCGCGCTCGGAGAAGACGCGGCCAGATGGAACGCTGACACACCACACCTCGCCCTCGTGGTTCTCCTCGGTGATGTGTCTCGCCTCGATCATCGAGTCACTGCGGCGCGAGAGCCGGACGATGTACGAGTGGATCATCTCGTCCTTACGCGGGTGCCGCGTCTGCCGCTCCGAGATTCGTACGGCGTAGCCGCACTTCATAGCAACCTCGGCGTAGTCGCTCGCAAGGTCTTCGCTGACCGTGTAGATGACGCCGCCGGAGCCGTAGCGAGTGCCGTCGCCGTCGATGGCAGCATCGAGGAACATCTCTAGGTGACGGGTGGCGAGAGTCCTGACGGCGGCCGGAATCCGCTTGCCGCGCGACCCTTCGCCAGCCCAACGAAGCACGTCGGCTAGTTCACGGTTCGCGACCCGCACGGAGCGACCGTTCCGGTAGACGTTCCCCCAGCCTTTGAGCAGAGACTCCATCTCGACCATCTGCTTTTCGCTACCGGCACCAAAGCAGCATGTCGTGCCGCTGAGAAAGCCTTCCGAGACATACCAGCCGAACAGACGCGCGAGCCACGCCGCGTCTACTTCTCTCGACCAGCGCGGATCATGTAGAGGCCCAAGCTGGAGGATCGTGCGGTCAGAGTCGCAGCCAAGCCAGCCGCCGTTGCGGGGAATCGCGAGACGACTGGGCATCCCAAGCAAGGACTCGGCGTGCGTCTCCTCGATCTGGCCCCAGCGGCGCGGTTTGCCCGTTGGCCGGCGGATCATCACGCGATGATTGGGGGTGACGAGTTGCTCGGCGGGTCCGCCGATTCTGACCATTCGACCGGGACTCGGCATCCGCACCTTGTCCTGGATTGGCTGGAGCGTCATCCGCTCGTGCTCGTTGAGCGTCCAGACCTTCGTGCCAATCTCGACCTCGTCGTAGCCGCGCAGGCCATCCTCGGTCAGGAGCCGAGTCTCCATGTCCCAGCAGTTCGACACGGCGATCGGCAGCCCGTACGTCCGCCAGTACGAGTAGACGATGTCCTCCTGCGCCGCCTTCGACGCCGAGTACGGGTTCGACGGGCGATGCGGCTCACCCTCGACGTGGTTGTGGCCGATCGGCGCCGGGCCGTACACCTCGTCCGTCGAGACGTGAATGAACTTCTCGGGGGGAGGCTGACGCGACGAGAACTGGCGTTCGCGCATCCATTCCAGGAGCGTCAGCACCAGCGCGACGTTGTTCTCGACGAACGGGCGCGGCTCGACGCACGACCGGTCAACGTGCGACTCGGATGCCATCGAGATCACGTAGTCGATGTGGCCGATCTCATAATCGAGTTGCGACGAGATGGGTGCGACGAGGTCATGGGTGAGGACCTTCACACGATCGCGGCAGTGGAACGTGTCGGAGCGACCAGCGGGCGTCCGGTTGTGAGCATCGAGTACCTCTCGGATCCGGTCTGTCTTGCCGCGATGTCGAAACGAGTCGATGCAGACAATTTCCCAGTCGGTGTTCACGAGGATGTGCTCGAGACAGTGCGCCCCACAGAATCCGCCTGCGCCGGTCAAAAGGACGCGCCTCATGCCTGTGCCAAGTACCAAGCGATCGTCTCACGCAGACCATCGGGGAGCGGTGTGGACGCCCTGAAGCCGAACCGCTCGCGCGCTCTTGATACGTCGAGTTGCCGACGCGGCTGACCATTCGGCCGACTCTTATCCCACACGATCTCGCCCTCAAAATCAACGATGTTGGCGATCATTATGGCGAGGTTGTGGATGTCCACCTCGACGCCGCTGCCGAGGTTGACCGGATCGGGGTCGTTGTAGCGCTCGGTAGCTAGCAGGATCGCCTCGGCGCAGTCCGGCGCGTAGAGGAACTCGCGGGTCGGTGAGCCGTCACCCCACAGTGTCACCGTGTCCGCACCCTGCTCGACGGCGTCGCTCATCTTGCGGATCAGGGCGGCGATCACATGCGAATTCTCCAGATCAAAATGGTCGCCCGGCCCGTACAGGTTGACCGGCAGAAGGTAGATCGCGTTCAGTCCGTACTGCTCCCGGTAAGCCTGTGCCCCGGTAAGGAGCGCCTTCTTCGCGATCCCGTAGGGGGCATTCGTCTCCTCGGGATAGCCGTTCCAGAGGTCCTCTTCGCGGAACGGGATCGGAGCGTTCTTGGGGTAGGCGCAGATGGTGCCGACGATCACGACTTTCTTCGTGCTGGCGATGCGCGCCTGCTCGAGGATGTTGAGGCCCATCATCAGGTTCGCGTACCAGAAGAGTCCGGGGTTGGCCTGGTTGGCGCCGATGCCTCCGACCTGGGCGGCGAGGTGGACGACGATGTCTGGCTTCAGCTCGAATAGCCACTGGGTGTCGCCTTCCTTGGTCAGGTCATAGTCCTCTTTGTTCGGAGCGATGACCCCGTATCCCTCGCGCTCGAACCTCTCGACGACGTGGCCTCCCAGAAAGCCATCCCCGCCGGTAATCAGAACGTCGGTCACGAGACCGCCTTGATGAACCTGCGCAGGCGCTCGTCCGCCTCGTCCTTGTCGCGGACCTCCCAGTTGCCGCCGCCGCCGAGATGGGCGAAGACATTGCCGTACGTCTCGCTGATCCGGTAGTGGTCGTACTGCGCGTCGCAGTCCCACTTGAAGAAGTCCCAGAGCCGCGGCGGCAACGAGCCATCCGTCATCGCGATGTGGGCGACAGCAGAGCAGATGTCGAACCCTCCCATGTCGTGCTGATTCGCCTGCACGAAGCGGTACAGCATCCCTCCGACGTCGCAGGGCGTCCCGTCGATGTGGGCGCAGTCGAGGTTGAACAAGTTCATCGCCAGCGCCCGGTCGGGGTCGACGAGAATCAGGCCGTTCCAGAGGTAGACGATGCCTCCGCGCGTCTGGCGCACACCCCAGACAGGATGAACCCGAAGGAGCGTTGCCGGATCGACAGCCCGGTAGGGGACCATGTCCGCGTCGAGGATCAGGATCGGATCGGCGACGTTCTCACCGAGTAGGAGGTTGACGCCGTATTGGACAGCGTCGGCGCAGCGCGTGTTCGCGTTCTCGATGTCGACGAACTCGTCAGGCTCGTCGGGGAAGACGTGCCGGCGGTCAGTGTGCCACTCCTGTGGAAAGCGATGGTGAATCGCGTCGATGTCCCTAGCCGCCGCCTCGATCTCCTCGGCCTTGCCGCGCTCCCAGTTGTTCGAGAAGTGCTCGTCCTCCTTGGCGTCGTTGACGACGATGAAATCCCAGTCGTCCGGAGCCACCATGTGCCGCTCGAGAGCTTGCGCCTGGACGACCAGCAGTTCGCCTGAGGTGCACGCGGTGACGAGAACGCGGATCAGTACGCCCACTCCTCGATGTCGCAGAAGCGCTCGATCTGGGGCTGGAGCGTCTTTCGCCATGTCTCACGATCGCGAGTTTGCGCGTGCCATTCGACGAGCAGGAGGCTTACGTGCTGGATAGCGTCCGTGGCGAGCAGCCAGGGCAGAAGCACAAACTCCGCCCCCTCGACATCCATTTTCAGAATCGCATAGCCAGGAAGGTCGATCAGCCACGCGGCCAGGTCAAAGCAAGGCACAGTTTTCGGCGCTAGTGGGTCGTGCTGCATGTGCGCCGGAAGAACAGACCGTCCGTCGAGGAAGACGGCCGATGCAACGCCGTCCTCCACAAGGTCGACGGTCCCATCCCAAATCCAGGCCGCCGTCGCCTCCGTGATGACCTCCGTCTCACCCCCATACGCCGTGACTTGGTAGCTGCCGAGAAGGGGGTCGAAGCCGTACACGCGCTCGGGCTCGAAGCGCTCGATCAGAAGCGAGATGGAGTCATGGCTCGCGTGCGTGTAGCTGGCACAGCCGAGGTCGACGACGACGCTCACAGCCGCTTCGCCGTCAAGCGCACCGTGCCCAATGTGACTTCATCCTGCTTCGATAGTTGCCGGTCGTGCATCAGGTCGGCCGGGAGCAGGAGGACTTCACCGCCGGCTCGCTCGACAAGGATCGCGAGGTAGCGGAGAGCCTCGTCATGCTGGCGTCGCAGCTGGCGGTAGTCGTTCTCGAGGTTCATCGGCCGGTCAGCGCTCGCTCGGCGGGTGTCTTGTCCGCGGCCACGATACGCGGCTGGTACGGCTCCGTCCAAACGACACGCTCATAGAACGTCGGGTCGGCTGGGTAGCAGTACGCGGGCGAAAGGAAGGACTTGTAGCCACGGTAGGCAATCGCCGCCGCATTGAGCGCGCTCTCGTCATGCCACCGCGGGATGATGTCACGAGACACGTCCTCGTCGATGCGTCTCACGACCATCCGAGCGAGGTCGAGGAACTCGCGGCGTTCCCCGCCGACGAATCCGCCGCAGTGATAGCGATGGCGTTGCCCTGGAGGCACATAGCAGGCCGATTCCTCGCGGTCCTCGAACGGCAACTCCGCGCCGGGCCTCCCAACGTAACCGGGGTGAAGCGTGAGAATGATCCCGTCTTCGTCCTGCGGGAGAATCTCCGCCCCTATCGGGGCGACCATGAGCATGTCCGCGTCGATGAGATAAAGAAAGTCGGTCGTGATCTTCTCCTGCAACAGCCGGTGGTAACGCATCATCGTGCCGTTCGGCCAACCCTCTTCGCCGTCGAGGATCAGGTACTCGTTTCGGCCGCATGGCTGGAAGAACTCGCGCGCTGACTCCATCAGCGCCTCGGCATAGTCGAGGTAAACCTGCCCTCCAGCAACGGCTACGAGGGTGCAAGACTCAGACACGGACAGGCGCCTCGGCCGCCGCAAGGTCGTAGTCGACCATCATCCGCACGAGTTCCCGAAACCCCACGGACGGCTTCCAGCCCAACTTCTCCCACGCCTTCGTCGCGTCGCCGAGCAGCCTATCCACCTCGGCCGGGCGCAGATAGCGCTCGTCCATCCGCACGTACTTCGTCCAGTCGAGGTCGACGTGCCAGAACGCCAGGTCGAGCAGCGCACGTACCGAGTAGGTACGGCCGGTGGCGAGCACATAGTCGTCCGGCTCGTCGGCCTGCAACATTCGCCAGACTCCGTCCATGTAGTCGGGCGCGTAGCCCCAGTCGCGCTTTGCGTCTAGGTTGCCGAGCACGAGTTCCTCCTGCTCCCCACGATGGATGGCTGCGACAGCTTTCGTGATCTTGCGCGTCACGAACGTTTCGCCACGACGGGGACTTTCATGGTTGAAGAGGATCCCGTTGACCGCGTACATCCGGTACGCCTCGCGATAGTTGCGCGTGATCCAGTAGCCGAACACCTTCGCGACGCCGTAGGGACTGCGCGGCTGGAACGGTGTCAGCTCGTTCTGGGGCGGTGGTGCGTTGCCGAACATCTCGCTCGAGCCGGCCTCGTAGAAGCGACAGGCGAGATCCGACTCGCGGATCGCGTCGAGCAGGCGTAGCGTGCCGAGCGCGTTGATGTCGGCCGTGTACTCGGGGATGTCGAACGAGACGCGGACGTGACTCTGGGCGCCGAGATTGTAGATCTCGTCTGGTCGGATAGTGCGGATCAGGCGGTTGAGGGATGACCCGTCAGCGAGGTCACCGAAGACGAGTTCGAGGTCGTCGAAGATGTGGTCGATGCGGCCCGTGTTGAAGCTCGATGAGCGCCGCACCATCCCGTACACCTGGTAGTCCTTCTCTAGCAGAAGTTCGGCGAGGTAACTCCCGTCCTGGCCCGTGATCCCAGTTATGAAAGCTTTGCGCTTAGACAAGGGCTGGCTCCCGGCCAAGCTCGAGCGCGCGCTCGATTGCCTGTAGCGATTCGCGGTACGAGTAGGGCGCGACAGCGCGTTGCTGTTCGCGTACGACGCCGAGATACTCCTTGCGCCTGAGCGCGAGCGCCGAGTCGATCATCTCCGCGACCGATCCCGGCGTCGGCGACCAGCCGCCGAACAGCGTCTGCACCGCCGGCACGTTCGTCAGCGACAGGACGCCGTACGCGGGCGCCTTCAGAGTGCGGCAGGGGATCAGGTCGTGCTCGACCTGCCAGCCGCCGGCGAACGCAGGCGCGATCCGAGCCGAGCGCACCGCCTCGACCATCTCCGCGTCGGACAGCTGGGTCAGAACGCGGAACTTCAGCCCGTGGTCGGCGAGGGCGAGTCGCGTCTCCTCGATCACGTCGCGGTTGCCGAGCTCGGTGCCCTGGTACTGCTCGCTCCAGACAGCGCCCACGAACACGGCGTCTTGCGACTGCGGGTTGAAGACCGGCTCCAGGAACTCCTCGGGAAGCAAATCTACACCCCATACTTGATAGAGCACCCGACCGTCGCGGTCGTAGAGCCGGAACGGTGCCCATTCATCGCCACGAGCGTCCGAGGTGTAGACCTGGAGTCGCAGGAGACGTTCCGGCTCTACGGTTTGACAAAGCGGGTGGTCGCTCGAATAGTTGTGGAGTACATAGTCCACCTCGGGCATAGCCTCGCCTATGTGTTCACTCCAAATGTCGGCACTAATTACCGTCGTTCCCGGCACGAGGAGTTGGCGCGCGTCAGGCATGTCGTCCGCCCAAATAGCGCGAATCCCTATCTTGTGAGCATTGAGGTAGAAGGCACGCCAGATGTACCTCAAGGAATTGCCGTCGTTGACACCGCCCCAAAGAACGAGGTTCTTCACCCGGTCAGCTCCGCGAGCTCGGCGTCACGCCGTCGCTCCCACTCTTCCTGAGCGAGAGCGATGATCTCCTCGTCCTGTCGCTGGCGCTCCTCCTCGTCAAGGCGCAACCTGTTCTGCTCCTCAGCCGACGGCATCGCGGTGAGTCGTAGCCAGTCGTGGACGTCGCGCGGGGCGACCGCTTCCATGCGCTCGCGATGCTGTGGTAGTCGCTCCACTCGCCAGCCCGCGTGGAAGCCGAGGACCTGCATGGTCGGATAGCGGTAGTAGGCGACGCCGGGGTACTGCCAACTGCGCGCGGTCGAGGCGGGCGCGTCGTATTGGTCGTCGCGATAGGAGGCGAGCCAGACTGCGCCCTCGCCGACGGCTTTGCGCACGTTGAGGAACGCCTGCTGCAGTTGCCACTGCGCCGTGTGGGAAAGGACGCTATGAGCAATCACGAAGCGGAAGGGTCCGTATGCGGACGCGTCGAAGTCTCCCCGCCAGGAGAAGCGGGGCCGCTTGTACTCCAGGTCACCAAAGGTCTCGAGCGCTGATTCGACGAGCCAGCCGGCGGGATCCACACCCACGTAGCAGCCCTCGTTGAGGTGACGGATCAGCGGCTTGCCTTGCGAGAGCGCCCCGCAGCCAATGTCGAGCACCATGTCGTCCGGCTGGAGGCCCTCCTCGAGCAGGAAGTCGAGGCAGAGTTGCCCGCGCTCCTCGAAGGAGTCGGGGTCGCCCGTGAAGGCGCGGGCCCAGTCGAAGACGCTTTGCCGTTCTCCGTCTTCGCTCACGCGAACCTCAGCGGGAACTCGACGTGGGCGGCGTTCACGAAATCCGGATCAATGTTCAGCCTCAGACGATTGCCGCCGAGGTAGCCGTGGTTGAGGGTGTTCACGTCGATCAGATGATTCTCGCCGAAGCGGTTCGAGTCATGAGTGGACCCTACGCGGTTCACGGGTAACCCGACAAGCGAACTGCGCGCGTGCGCGGCCATCATCGGGCGCCCGAGGTCGCTGTACTGGAAGTCGAGCGCGAGCGCGGCCTCTACGGTGTTCGGGCTGCGCCAATCAGTGACGAGCCTCAACAGCGGCAGCAGGTCCTCGCGACGCCAGACGTGCCCGTCGAGCGATGCCGGATACGACCAGTCGGCTTCGGCTGTCTGCCAATCCCAGTAGAGGACGCCGTCCTCAGAGACAGCGTCCACCGGAAGCGCCTGTGAGCGACGAAGGCTGTAGCACTCCGTCGTGTTGAGGCCGAGCCGAGGCGAGAAGCACAAGACGTCCTCGTCCTCGCGCAGAACCTCGGCCGGGTCACGGCCCTCCACCGGACGGTAGAAGACGCAGTCGTCCATCAGGAACGCGAGATGCTCGTCCCGCTCGGCGAGGTAGAGCGTCTGGCCACGCAGGTCAAGCTCGACGTGGAAGTCCGCCTCGGGGTGCTGGAGGGCGCAGACGCGATAGGCCTCCGCGTACTCGCGCTCGCCCTTCCAGACGACGTGCACCTCGCCGTACAGGGCGGGCGCGTTCTCGTTGATCGAGCGCAGCAGCAGGTCGAGCTGGCAGGCCCTGTTCTTCGAGCAGACGATGGCGGTCGTCATCTCACTTGTCCCAGTCCCGTTCATCGTCCTGATAGCGACGAAGCCGGTCCGCCCTGAAAGCGACGTCTAGCCAGAGGATGAGCAGACAAAGACCGATCCCGACGGCGAAGCCGAACCAACTCATGCGCCGTTCCCTATCGCCCGCGTCACCCCAGGCGTCATCGGACCCACCGGACAACCGTGCCACGCGCGGGCACAGGTCGCGCTGCAGAACGGGTCGGTCGCGAACGCGTCCCGGTACAACGGCTTCAGGCTGGCCAGTTTCCGCTCGCCGCCGCACTGGACGCACCGTCCTGAATTCAGCACTGTCGGGTCAACTCGCATTGCCTACTCGCCGCCAGACCCATTTCCAGCGCTGCCCGTAGAACGGTCGTTCCATCGCCTCCTGACGCCTCTCTACCCGACCCTCCTCGAGTAGGTAGACGAGCACTAGTCGTATCCATTTGGCACTCTTGCCGCAGCGCTCGGCGATCTCAAGCGTAGTCCTCCACACGTCGTCGAGCGCAGCCTCCACCGCGCGCACATTCGCCGAATCACCGTGGGTGCGGTAGTAGTCGGCCGTCGTCATCCTCACAGCGGCGGATCCTCCCCACGGAGAATCGCGCGCATCACCTTCGTCGCTGATGTGTCGGCGGCCAGAGCTCGTTCCTCCACCTTCGCCCACTCGTCGTCGCTGAGCATCACAGCGTGCTGGCGCAGACCATCTCGGCGCGACTCCCGGCCGAAACGCTTCTCCGGGTTGAGCGCGTAGTAGGCACCCATCTCGCTCATCCCCAGATACTCGCCTAGCGCCTTGTACGTCCAGCGCTTCCGGTCCGCCTTGCGCTTCGCACGGGCACGTTCAAGCATCGTCTCTCGGGTCACTCGCGGCACGGCTCGACATTAGCAAATTTCCACACGTGGAGTCAACACGCTTAGCGTGTAGTAGCAAAAGAGGTCATTTGTTACTCGGGCGTGTAGTTACAACAGGCCGACGAACGTGGGCGGGAGTTGTGTAACAACGCTCCGGAAACCCGCACGGCTCCATACATCATCCCCTCGCCATACCTAGGGACAAAAAATTCGCGCCACCACACCG